AGGTTCCCGTTGGTGAGAAAAAATTCACCACCCTCCTCCACGGGTATCAGATCCATGCTTTCCAGCCGCCGTATATCATTCGGACACATGAATCCGTTCTGGATGCCGATGGAATAACCTTTCATCCTGCTTTCATAATCACCCCGGAGAAGGCCGTCCACGTTCATCTTCACGAAATACTCCTTCTTCTCCTGCGGAAGGAACAAGGCTTTCTGTATGGACTGCTCCCACCGGATCACCCACGGGTCTAAGGTGTATTTCACGAATTCCAAAGACTGCTGCTCGATATTGGAAAAGCTGCTCTTATCCAAATCCCCCACCATGTGCGGCGGGATGCGGTACAGCCGCGCGATCTCGTCTATCTGGAACTTCCGCGTCTCCAAAAACTGTGCTTCCTCCGGGGGAATCCCGATCTGCTGGTACTTCATGCCCTCCTCCAAAACGGCGACCTTCCCGGCATTTTTCGAGCCGCCGTAAACGGAATGCCAGCTCTCCCTTACCTTCGCCGGGTCTTTCAATACCCCCGGATGCTCCAGCACCCCGCCCGGTGTCGCCCCGTTCTCGAAAAAGGATGCGCCGTATTCCTCACAGGCAAGCGTCATGCCCACCGCGTTCTTCGCCATAGCGATGGGCGAATACCCCACCAGCCCGTCAAAGCCAAGCCCCGGTATATGCAGCACATCCTCCGGCTTAAGGCGCACACGCCCGTATTCGGAAAAGTTGGGGTTCTCATCGGTATTCCGGGTATAGGTGTAGAAAAGCCGCCCATGCTCGTCACGGTCAACCTCCATCTTGTCCGGGAGCAGTGGATATAAAGATAATACCCTGCCGCTCCCGTCACGGATGATCTGCGCATAGGCATTGCCCCATATCAATAAATGACTCATGAGCGTCTCCCGGAACACGAAGGAAGTCATCTCCGGGTTCGGCTCGTCATGGAGAAGATAATATAATGGATGGTCATACACCCGCTCCTTCCCTGTTTCCGTATAGCGGTACACATGGATTGGCAAAGACGCCACAGCCTCCGCCAGTATCCGCACACAGGAATAGACCGCCGTGGTCTGCATGGCGGTCCTCTCATTCACATTTTTCCCGCTGGTGCTTCTCCCAAAGAAAAAGGAATAAGCCTGACCGCCGTAGCTATCCTTTGGCTTATCCCTCGCACCCCGATTTCCAAAAATGGATGGCAGTTTCATAGGCACCTCCTAAAAATGAGCAAAAAGAAAGCATCTCCGAAGAGATGCCCCCAAGCAATATGATTTATGGAACTTTCGAATTATTAGCCTAAAATTTCATCCAATAATTCCATTTTCTCATCCCGCACTGTTTTCATTCCAAAAAGATGCTTTACATCATCATGATTGGAGTATTCATAAACAGGTCTTATATTAAACAGGTTTAATATTTCATTGCAGTAATCTAAACAGACGTTTGATATTTCAAATATATCATCATAGGTCTGGTCAGTCATTCCCCAATTATCAATATATGCCGCCGTAAACCAATGATACTCTTGATCATTGTGAGCATAAACCCTTTTTCTGCTATTTATGATGATATTCTTTACATCCTTGTATTTTTCTATATTGGCTTTTAATTCCCTCTTCATATCCAACAATTTCTGTTGTACATCATTGAATTCATCCATCTTCCCCATTTCTATATAAACCTCATTTGCCATACCACAAATATTTTGGGAGTTACCCTTAGTGTCATAAAGCATTTTGTATGTTTCCAAGATTATACGAAATATACAATTATCCTGAATACACCCATAAAAAGCACCTGTACTTCTTTCTTTAAAATAGGGTTGGAGTTTCCAAACATCCTTTAGAATTTGAATATTAGTTTTTATACATAACGCCTGATTCCTAAAAGCTAATACTTTCTTCAACCACGGAAACTCTTTTGTGATTTCACTGTCGTCTATATTCACGTTCTATCTCCTTTACTTCTGTATATTGTAAAATATCAATTACTGAATCAGTATACCATAAACCACATTTGTCTAAAAGGACAAAATCCCTCTCTCATCATAAACGCTGCCTGTGCTACCCTCGTTCCTGATCGCCCGGTCAAGCCCCATAATGGCTGCCACAGCGCCGTCAATCTTCTCCGTGGATTTTTCCTTGTCCGGCTTGATGTTCCCTGCCGGGTCTGTGCGGACGAAGATGTTATCCATCATCCACCGCAGGACGGGATGCCCGCCGTGGGCGACATTCTTCTCCAGCACCAGTTCCATCAGCCGCTTGGTGGGCGGCGACATATCCTTAAAGCCCTGCCCGAGGGGAACCACCGTAAAGCCAAGCCCCTCAAGGTTCTGCACCATCTGCACCGCTCCCCACCTGTCGAATGCAATCTCCTTGATGTGGAACTTCTTTCCCAATTCATCAATGAAATTCTCTATGAATCCATAATGGATCACGTTTCCCTCGGTGGTCTGCAAATATCCCTGCCTCTCCCACACGTCATACGGCACATGGTCACGGCGCACACGCAGGCGCATATTTTCTTCCGGTATCCAGAAGTACGGAAGTAAAATATATTTTTCCGTGTCATTTCTCGGAGGGAATACCAATACAAAGGCGGTAATGTCAATGGAACTGGATAAATCCAAGCCTCCGTAACATTCCCGCCCCAGCACTTCCCGCTCATCCACGGGAAAGGCGCAGGCATCCCATTTCTCCATCTGCATCCACCTTGTGGACTGCTTCACCCACTGGTTTAATCTGAGCTGCCGGAAAATATTTTCCTCTGCGGGATTATCCTTTGCACTCAGATACGCATTCCGCACTTTCTCGATGTCAATGGTATGCCCCAGCGAGGGGTTCGCTTTCCTCCACACATCCTCCGATGACCAGTCCGCATCATCGGACGCGCCATAGATCACAGGGTAAAATGTAGGGTCTATCTTCCTGCCCTGCAGGATGTCCTCCGCCTTCTGGTGCTGCTCGAAACAGACGGAATGTCTGTCCGTCCCGGCTGTAGTTATTAAAAAGAATAAGGGCTGCGTCCGTGCATCGCCGGAGCCTTTGGTCATGACATCGAACAGTTCCCGGTTTGGCTGGCTGTGCAGCTCATCGAAAATAACAGCGTGTACATTCAGGCCATGCTTGGTGTATGCTTCCGCCGAAAGCACCTGATAAAAACTGTTCGTTGGCTTATACACCAGACGCTTTACCGACATAACGGGTTTTATCCTCTTTTTCAGTGCCGGGCACTGCTCCACCATATCCACCGCCACGTCAAAAACAATAGATGCCTGCTGGCGGTCAGAGGCACAGCCGTAGACCTCCGCGCCCCACTCATTATCGCCGCAGGTCATATATAACGCCACGCCCGCCGCCAGCTCCGATTTCCCGTTTTTCTTTGGAATTTCCACATAGGCAGTGTTGTACTGCCTGTAACCGTTCTCCTTCACCGTGCCGAACACATCCCGGATGATGGCCTCCTGCCACGGGAGCAGTACAAAGGGCTGCCCCCGCCATTTGCCTTTGGTATGTTTCAGGCAGCCTATGAAGTCCACGGTGCGTTTTGCCTTTTCCTCGTCAAACACTATCCCCCGCCTCCCTTAAAGAGCAAAAGCTCCATTGCATCGCTTTCCTTGTCCTCGCCGCCCTCCGCCACGATGCGGCTCCGGGAGGAAGGGGTAAGGCCGAACTGCTCACAGAAACGGTTCATGATCTTTAAATAGGTCTGCGCGATGGATACCTGCGGGACCTGCTGCCAGTAGCCGGAAGGGGTCTTCACGATGGTGCCGTGCTGGGTGATGAATTCCTCGGCTTCCTTCCAGCGCGCATATGCCTGGCAGTACCCGGCAAAAGCCGCCATGTCGATCTCCGTGAGGATGCCCAGCTTCTCCATCTGCCCCGCCATCCGCTTCCATTCTTTTTTCGCCTCGCCCTCCAGCCATGCCGGACAGCGGGGCGCTTTCTTTTCCGGCTTCGGCTCGCCCGTGTTAAGGCTGCGCTTGCCGGGGTTGCCCTCCAGCGCCTTGACCGCCGTGGGCTTGGGTTTCCTTCCGCTCTGCACCTGTGCCGCCTCCTTCCCTTAAATTCACGCAGCAGAAAAGGGCTCCCGGAGGAACCCTTTCCCGCTGCTATGTATCTATTTTATTCCTGTTCCGGGAGCGCGTCCGCCGCTGCCCTCGCCGCTGTCAGTGCGTTCTCCTCATAAAAATATGGGTCAACGCTGCGGGAAACCTCCGCGCCGTTTTTGTCATGGACGCTGAATCCAAACCCAAGCGCCTCATCATCCCATTCCGTACTCAGTTCATATCCGTTGTAAGTTTCCTTCATTGTGTTCTCCCTCCTTAGTTGTATTCCATGATCAGGATCGCCAGCGCCGCTTTTGTCGCGTCATCCTCCGGCTCGCAGTCCCATCCCCTGTCGTAGCAGCAGGTGGTCTTCCCGTCTATCTTTATGGCCAGCCTGGAAATCCTCCCGCCGTCAATCCCAAAAACGCTCCCTTCCTCATAATGCTTTACCGTATAGCTGCAGGCTGTCATCCTTCCGTCCTGCGGTATCCCGATTACCCCTTTTCTTACCATCCTTTTTCCCTCCGTTTTCCTTTTGTTAGACACATGTTACCTCTGAACGAAGGTATTATCCACTTATATCTGCTTCATAAATGTACCAGAGATAACAGCCGAGGATTGTGTACATTATGGCGGAGGGCTTATGCCTCTTCCGCCTTCATCCTGATCGCCGGGATGACCGCCCGCTCCTGTGTCTGCCAGTCCGTGTAGTTTGCCTTTACCTCGGTCAGCCCCGCCATCCGGAAGCCATGCTTTTCGAATTCCGCAAGGGTCGGTATCAGGCTTGAAAAGGTGCTGCTGATGGTGAATTCGCTGATGCCGTTCTCCTTAAGCGCCCTTGTGATCTCCGGGATGTCGTTGTCCCATATGGTCTCGCCAAAATCGATCCTGTCGTTGCCCGCCGTGATGCTGTTCCGGTACGCCCAGAACAATGTGGCGTTGATCCCCCACTCCTTAAGGCTTCCTGCCTGCTCTGCAATGGCTCTCTCAAAAAGTTCAATTTTTTTCATGGTGTGTGCCCTCCGTTTTTTCGTATTTTCCCTTTCGGCAGTACACATGTTACCTCTGAAAGCGCACATTATCCACTCATATCTGCACCATAAATGTGACAAAGATATGGGTGGATAACTGTGCATCTTATGGCGGTTTATGAGAACTCCACCATATGTAATGTTTTGCACACGCGTTTATAATCCCCGCGCTTTAATGCCTGCTTACTGCCATACCGCACCTTCCGGTTCAGATATTTCTTATTCAGGGAAATACCGTGGCGCAGCTCTCCCCTCATGCTGTAGGAGCCATTGCCCCGCTGCCAGCAGTTGCGCTTTTGGTGTGCATTCCCCGGCATCCTTTCCTGCATTGCCATGTCCGTCCACCCCCTTTCCGATTCCAGCATTTATTTTCTGACCACACCGCGTGTCCTGATCTCATAAGCTGCCCCGACACGGTTTCCGTTATAATCCTCGCAGCTCACGAATCCCTCGCCGTACATTCCAGAATTGATGTTGATGTATCCGCACTGCTGTATCTCATCCACTCCTTCCGGGTGGTAATAGACCGGGTACTGGCAGTTATTGCCGATACCGTAGGCGTGAGTGACGGTGTTCCCGATACTCATCCTGTAATATTCCAGATAAGCGCCGAGCTTCTTTTTCAGCAGGTGCATCTGCACCCTGTCCGTCCCCCATTCATAGCGTACTATTTCTTCCACGTTGAGGGCATCCATGAACTCCCCGACTGCCGCCGCCATCGTCTCCTGCATTGTGTCATCATATACAATCCTCATGCCGCGCCCTCCTGTCTGCTTTTTCTATCCGGCAGACCATGCCGTCCACCGCCGTGATCCGCCACCCACTTCCCCGCCAGAGGACCTCCGCCATCCATATCCCCACATATTCGTTGCTCCTGCTCCGCCCGGAAAGGACTTCCCCGTGCCGGAGCATCCATTCCGCAAGGTTTGTTTTCAGGCGGTTCTCCCGCTCCATCTTTTCAGCGTAGTTCATCCGTACCCTCCCCATCAGTACACAAGGGCGCTCACGCATCCCCGTCTGTCACGGACATCCGCCTCTTTGCACCGGAATCCCAGCAGTTCCTGAACCTCCATCTCCACGGCATATTCCGGGTTCCCCGGATGGCCTTTGGGTTTCATCTCCCCCGCCAGTATCTTTTCCGCATCCTGCGCCGTAAGGTCAACGTATCCTGACGGCGTCATGAAATGAAACTCTTTCCTATGGGAAACATAGCGCCGGAGCAGCTCCCCCACGGTCACCTCCCCGTCCCCGATTTTCACCGCATGGTCTTCCCCGAATATCACCGCAAGGCTGCTTCCGTTCTGCCAGTCAACGTGGATGGAGCCGGAATCGTCCACCCCCGTCACCACACCCTGCATTCCGGGCGGCATCTCCCTGTAGGGGTCATCCATCTTTACCAGCTCCACCCTGCACCCTTTGGGGTATTTCTCCCGCAGGGCTTCCAGTTCCTCTTTTTTGATAGCAAGGTTCATTCCGCATATCTCCTTCCGTAAATTCCGGCAGGGAGGGAAACGCCGCCTCCCCGCCCGTCCCACTCCTTATTCCTCCGTGTCAAAACTCTGGTTGACCTGTTCGATCAGGACCGCGTCCGCCGCTGCTTCCGCAAGTTCCGTCCCCGGCTGCCCTGCCGTTTCCCCTGCGGGTGCCTGTTCCTGCTGTTTTGCCGCCTCACGCTCGTTCCGGCGCGCTTCCTGCCACCTCTGCCTGTTTTCCTCGGTGCGGAAAGCGGAATGCCCTTTCAGCTTTTTCATCAGAAGGTCCCGTATCTCCTTGCCCTCTGCGCCGCCAAAGCCGAGGCGCAGAAGCCATATCCTCATGTAGTATTTCTCGTTTTCCTCGATAGTCTCTTTGGGGCTGATGCGTTTCTGCTCCTTTGCCTGCCGCACCATCGCCGCCGCAAGGTGCGTGAATGCCTTTATCATGTCGGGGTCACCCGCCGTGGGAAGGGTGAAGGTAATCTTCCCGTCCTGAAAGCTGATGCCTTTGCATCCTTCCGCATGGTTTTGGAATGTCTGCAGGAAAGTTTCCGCATCGGGAATCTCCGTGCTGCCCAGCTCCGCCACCAATGCTGTCGGAACCCGGAAAACATCTTCCGCAAAGGCGCGGCCTGTCAGATACTGTTTGCTGCGGATCAGGAAAATAAGGTTCTTAAGCCCCTCCGCCGTCATGCCCTCCATCGGCAGGCTAACCGTTGTTTCATCCGCCTCCGGCTCCGGGCTCCCGATGACCCCCTGCTCCAAAAGCCCTGCCCTTACCATCTCCGCCGTCTTTTCATCCTCCGTCTCCACCGCGCCGCTCCTGTCGATGGTGCAGTTCCCGATCTGGTAGCTGCAGGTCGGAACCCCAAGGTACTTTGCGGGCTGCCCTAAAATCCCGCTGACTGCCTTTACCACATCTTTCCTGTTTGCTGCATTCGTTTCAATCCTCATCCTTTTTTCCTCCGTTTTTTAAGCCCTCCGGCTTTGTTTTCCCTTTCGGTATTACATTAATCACTCTGAATGGGGATAAAAGCAACATAAATGTCAGAATAAATGTCACAATAAATAATCCGGGAACTGTGCATAGTACACAATGCCGCAAAGCACGAAATACACGTTCGGCAGGGCGCAGCCATTCCCCCACATACGGTATTCCGCCGAATCGGAATGGGGGTCTTCCAGCCATTTCCGTATCTGGCTGTCGGACTTGGGCTTACTGGATGTTCCCATTATTTTACGGTGGGTCTCGAACACCTCACGCCAGAATATCATTTCTTCCTCCGTGGGATTCTCCGTCCCCAGCCCGTCACACCACCAGTCCGGGAAGCCCTGCAGCCTCGCGCATTCCGTGGGTGTGAGCCTTCGGACGATATAGTCCGGCTCTACGATATGATAATCGCCGCTGAACGCTTCCTGATTGCCCAGCCACTGCTTGGAGCCCATGCTCGCGGAGATCGTACCAAATACATCCTTACCCGATGCCGTCCGCACATCATTTATTACCGGCGGGTCCTTATA